GGTGCAGCGGACATCCCGGCCACCCGGTTCCTCGGCCAGTCCCCAGCTGGACTCAACGCCAGCGGGGAGTCGGACCTGCGCAACTACTACGACCGCATCCAGTCCGGCCAGGAGCTGGATGCCCGGCCCGCGATGGCCGTGCTCGATGAGTGCCTGATCCGCTCGGCGCTAGGCAGCCGACCCCCCGAGATCCACTACGTCTGGAACAGCCTCTGGCAGCCCACAGCGACGGAGCGCGCCACCATCGGCAAGACCGTCGCGGACACCATCAAGGTGATCAAGGACACCGGCCTGTTCCCTGAGGCGGCGCTATCGCGGGCCGCCGAGAATGCCCTGGTGGAGAACAGCGTCCTGCCCGGCCTGGAGGCGGCCATGGAGAAGTACGGCGAAGAGCTGCCAGACGAGGAGGGCGGCGAGGCCGATCCGGACCCCGACATCCAGCTCGATTCCGAGTCCGCACCTACCACCTGAAGTAGCGCCCAGCGCCAAGGAAAACACCATGCTCCTGCACGACTCCGTGTCGGTTTCGGCTGTCCGCCGAACCACTGACGGCTACCTCGTGGCCGAGGCCCGGGTAGCGCGCACCGGCATACAGGACTACCTCGGCATCGAGGTGGGCAAGCCTGAGATGCCCATCGTCCGGCTGTACCGCCCGCCCGAGGCAGTATTCGCCGAGGACGCCATGCGCTCCTACGCCTATCGGCCCATGACCAACGGCCACCACGGCGATGTGAACGCCGCCAACTGGAAGGACCTGGCCGTGGGCCAGACCGGTGCCGAGGTGCTGCGCGACGGCGAGTTCGTCCGCGTCCCGATGGTGGTGATGGATGCGGCGGCTATCCGCGATGTCGAGGGCGGCCGCCGCGAGCTCTCCATGGGGCTGGAAGCCATCGTCGTCTTCGAGGATGGCGTGACCCCTCAAGGCGAACCCTACGACGCCCGCGTGGAAAGCATGCGGATGAATCACCTGGCGCTCGTTGATCGGGCGCGAGGTGGCGAGCAACTACGGATCGGGGACCAGCGCAGCCCCGGTGCGAATTCCCCTGCGCACCCCAACGACAACGGAGGCCATCCCATGGCTGATTCTCTGCGCACGGTCATCGTCGATGGCCTGTCTGTGCAAACCACTGACCAAGGCGCCCAGGCGATCGAGAAGCTGACCAAGCAGCTGGCCGATGCAGGCGTCAATGTCAGAACGCTGACCGATGCTCACACCGCGGCCATCGCCGGCAAGGATCGCGAGTTGGCGAACAAGGACGCCGAGATCGAAAAGCTGAGGGGGCAACTGCTCTCCGATGCCCAGATCGATGCTCGCGTCCTGGCGCGCGGCGACCTGATCGGCAAGGCCAAGTCCATCGCCGACGCCGACTACAGCGGCAAGAGCGACGACGAGATCCGCAAGGCCGCCGTGGTGGCCAAGCTGGGTGACGCCGCGGTGGCCGGCAAGAGCGCCGACTACATCACCGCTCGCTTCGACATCCTGGTCGAGGACTCCAGCGATCCGGTGCGCCAGCACCTGAAGGCGCAGGACGGCCAGTTCCAGAACCCCAACGACAACGGCCAGGCCGCCTATGAGGCGCGTCTGGGTGATGCCTGGAAAGGAGGTGCCAAGTAATGCCGTCCATTCAGACCAGCTATTCCGAGAACATCCGCGCCAGCGTACCGGGCCACATCCCGGACATGACCCACGCCGACGTCGTGTCTCGCACTGTCGAGTCGGCTGCCGGCCTGGGCTTCGGCCTGCCGGTGTTCCAGGGCACCGCCGACAAGGCCGTCCGCGTCTTCGCCACTGGCGATACCGCGGCCAAGTTCGTGGGCGTGTCGGTCCTGGACCGCTCCGCCAGCGGCCCCAACGGCTTCGTCCAGTTCGAGTCCGCGCGCATCCTGCTCAACGGCCCGATCAGCGTTACCGCCGCCGTGGCGGTCAAGGCGAGCGACCCGGTAACGGTCACCGCCGACGGCACCTTCAGCAACACCGGTGGCATCACGATTCCGAACGCTCGCTGGGACACCAGCGCCGCGGCCGGCGCCGTCGCCAACATCTTCCTCAAGTAAGGAGCCGACATGCGCGCCCCCTTCAAGCTTCTGGACGCCCAGGCCGCCCTGGGTTTCGTGATCTCCCAGACCACGCACATCGAGCGCCAGGTCAACGAGATCGTCTATCCCGACATCCAGTATCCCGCCCTGGTGCCGGTCGACACTTCCGCCAGCCCCTGGGCCAAGACCGTCACCTACTTCTCCTCGGACAAGTACGGTAAGGCGGACTGGATCAGCGGCAACGCGGACGACATCCCGCGCGCCGGCACCGAGCTGACTAAGTTCGAGACCCAGATCCACACCGCCGGCATCGGCTACGGCTACGGTCTCGAAGAGATCAGCCAGGCCGCCATGCTCGGCTACAACCTCGACGCCGAGGATGCCAAGGCAGCGCGCCGCGCCTACGAGGAGATGGTCGACCGTGTCGCTCTCTACGGTGACAGCTCGAAGGGCTTCTCCGGCCTGGTCAATGCACCGAACGTCACCGCCGGTTCGGTCACCAACGGTAACTGGGCCGCCGCCACGCCGGACAAGATCCTCGCCGACGTGAACAACCAGTTGGCAGGCCAGGCACAGGGCACGCTGTATACCGCCCTGGCAGACACCCTGCTGCTGCCCCTGGACAGCCTGAACCTGCTGGCCACCCGCATGGTGAGCGACCTGTCCACCGAGACCATCCTCAGCTGGTTGCTGCGGAACAACGTCTACACCGCGCAGACCGGCCAGCCGTTGACCATCCGCGGTCTCCGCGGCCTGGAGAAGGCGGGCGCTGGCGGTACCCGCCGCATGGTCTCCTACCGCCGCGATCCGTCGGTGGTGAAGCTGCACCTGCCCATGCCGCACCGCTTCCTGCCGGTGTTCCAGGCCGGTCCGATGCGCTGGGAAATCCCCGGCATCTTCCGCCTCGGCGGTGTGGATGTCCGCCAGCCGCTGCAAGTCCGCTACGCCGACGGCCTGTAAGGAGGTTCCATGCCCGAGATCACCAACACCAGCGGCACGCCGATTGGCCTGCCCGACGGCTCCATCATCCCGCCGAAGCAGACCGCGACGGTGGACAACTGGGACGACTTCAAGGACCGCGCCAACCTGAAGCACTACGTCCAGCACGGTGTGCTGGTCGTGGCAGCCAGCGCGGGCGGCCAGGCGTCGTCCTCCAACCCGAACCAGGGCGTCATCGAGACCGAAGAGGAACAGCAGAAGCGCGACCTGCGCGGCAAGCTGGACCTGCTCGGCATCCAGATGCACCCGAACACCGGGCTGGAGAAGCTGCGCAAGGCCCTGGCCGAGGCCGAAGCCGCCAAGTCGCGCACCGACGTCATCGAGGCCCTCAAGGCCAAGGACGTCGAGTTCGACGAGACCGCGAGCCTGGACGAGCTGAAAGCCAAGCTGGAAGCCGCTGAGTAACACCCCGGGCGGTTCGCCGCCCATCTATTCAATCCAGCCAGGACCACCTTGCGCCAGACTGGATGCTGCCGACGGCAGAGCGGCTGACACCGAAACGGTCAGCGGTCTCTTTCTGCGCTTCCGTGCCCTTGAGGGCGCGAATTTCGAGCACTTCGTCGGTAGAGAGCTTAGACATGCCGTGTCGTGAGCCCCTATTGGTTCTGCCGTGGCCGATCTTGTCTCCCTCGTTTTCTTCACGAGTTGCCCAGCGCAGATGCTGAGGATTGACACAGCCTCCGCCACCGTTTCCGCAGGAGTGGGCTGCATGATGCTCGGCGGTCGGAGCGGGGCCATGCGCTAAGGTGCACATCGCTCGGCTTGCAGCCATGCGCATCCCCTCGAACGGCACCTCGCCATATCCATTCGTGCGCTTTCGGAAAGGCCAGATCAAGCACTCCTCCGACTCATGGAGCTTGTGCTGCATTAGCCAGTCGAGCGGTTCGCCTTTGCTGGCCCGCCCACCGTTCGGGTCACCATTCCTGAGCATCCGGTAGTAGTGGGCCTTGCACATGCCCTTGCACTCCGCCTTCTTGGCGCACCCAGTGACGGAGCATTCGGCTGGGACGAAAGCAGGCTTGGCGCCGAGAGGATCGCCGTATTTCTTGAATCGGCGGTAGTGGGCGTCGCAATAGCCCAGACCTTGATGAGGCTTGCCGCAGCCTTCGAGTTTGCAGGTGGACATGCTGCTCCGGGGTGTGGGAAACATAGTTTATGTGCTGAGAGAGTTTATCATGCCTCTTAATATTGAGCTCGGCCTCGGCGCTCCCGGCGCTGATGCGTACCTAAGCGTGCCTGCCTTCAAGGCGTATTGCGCAGGGATCGGTTACGGCGTTAGCACCAGTACGGACCAGCAGATTGAAGAAGCCATCAGGCGCGGCACTACCTACATCGATGGCCGCTACAGAAAGCGATTCCCGTCTGGACGCTGGGAGTCCATGTTCGCCGGTAAGAAAAAAAATGGCCGCCAACAGGCACTGGAGTGGCCCCGAAAGGACGCTGTGGACTATTCAGGTGAGCCCATCACCAGCGATGCCATCCCCGTCGAGGTGTTCACGGCTGCGGCTGAGGCTACCTATCGTGAACTGGCCACCCCGGGCAGCCTGAGCCCCGACTTCGTTGCCACCAGCCTGGTCAAGAGCGAGAAGGTCGGCCCGCTGGAAACCACCTATGCGGTACCGGATGCCAGCGCCCCGGGCGCGGCACCGACCCGCCCGGTGATCACCCTCATCGACGAGATCATCGCCCCGGTGCTGGTCGCCCGCTTCGAGCTGCCCGCTGTGGTGGTGGTGTGACCGAGGCCGAGATCCTCGCCGCCATCGACGGCATGACCCCGGCGCTGCAGCGGGCCTACCTGGAGCAGATCCGCGCCACGGTCGACGCCGCAGTCATCACCGAGGTGGAACAGCTGATCGCCCAGCAGGACGACGCTGGTCTGGTGACCCTGCTGTCCCTGGGCGCCTTCGCCGCGCTACTGGAGGCCGTCCGCGCCACCTACATCAAGGGCGGGACCCTGGTGGTCATCAAGATGCCTGGCGGACGGAAGGTGCAGTTCGACCAGCACGCCGAGGCCGCACAGCGCTGGCTGAACCAGAACGCCACCGACCTGACCGGCACCATCGCCCGGGAGCAGGCGGAGGCCATCCGCGTAACGACCGCAGCCGGCCGCGCCACCGGGCGCACGCCGCGCCAGATCGCGCTGGACGTTGTCGGCCGCCGCAATGAGCGCACCGGGCGCCGGCAGGGCGGTGTGCTGGGATTATCCGCCCCTGAGGCCCAGGCCATCGCCAGCACGCGCGAGCAGCTGCGCAGCGGCGTCGCCGAGCGTATGCGGCAGTACCTGGCCAAGGCCGACCGCGACCGGCGCCTGGATGGGATCGTCGAGCGGGCCATCGAGCAGGGGAGGCCGGTGACGGTCACCGATGCCCAGCGGATCACCACTGCCTACGCGGCGGCCAAGGTCGACAAGCATGCGCTGCTGGTGGGCAAGGCCCAGGCACATGAGGCGCTGAACGCCGGCTTCAACCGCCTGCACGGCCAGGTGCTCGAAGGCCCGGTCAAGCCGCAGTCGGTGGAGAAAATCTGGCGCAACAAGGGCGACCTGCGGGTCCGCCATGCCCACGTCACCCTCGGCGGTGTTCGCGTGAGCTTCAACCAGCCGTTCCAGTCGCCAACCGGCGCGCGGCTCAACTACCCCGGCGACAAGACGCTGGGGGCCTCCTGGGCCGACCTGGCGAACTGCCGGTGCACGGTCTCGTATCGAGTGACCTGGTGATGACCGATATTCACGACCGCGGCCGGGCCCTGGCCATCCGCATGCTGGCTCCGCGCTCCAAGGGCGGGAAGGGCCTGAATCTCACGCTGACCAAGCCAGGCCAGAAGGCCTACGACCCTGCAACCAGCACCGTCACCACCGCGCCCCAGGCCTTCACCGGCTCGGGCCTGCGCGAGAGCTACAAGCAGACCGACATCGATGGCACGCTCATCCGCCAGGGCGATGTAAAGCTGCTGGTGTCCCCGGTGCAGGCCGATGGCGCCGAGCTGCCGGAGCCAGTCACCGGCGACCAGATCCGGTTCGACGGAAAGGTGCTGAAGGT